CCCACTTGTCGCCGGCGAGGATCTTCCTGCCGGACAAGTAGCAGATGCCTTTGTAGCGTTCGAACACCCGCAGGCGGACGCGCGGAGGGGCTGGCGTATCCGGCGTCTTACCGATCCACTCAGGGACTTCGCGGCTCATGCGTCCTCAAGCTCCTCTTGATCGTGGAACTTGATGCCGTTCTCGGCGCCCCAGGCTGAGATGTATTCCATCAACTCGGACATCTCGGCCACCGACAGGTCAGAAGACGAGCGGCCACACGGGACCATGCCGACGCCTTGGAGCCGCGGCAGATATTTGATCTCGATGCCGCGCTCTTCAGCGTAGGCATGAAGGAACATCAGCTTCCACTGCTCGGTGTTGTACCGGCGCCCCTCGATGCGGCCTTGCACGGCGACGTCAGTCAGCATCGCCCAGAAGCGAGAGTTCTGATCGACTGACCTGCACGGACCCTTGAACTCGACGCGGCTACCGGTTGGAGCTTTCCGCACCCACTGGATTGCCTGCTCGCGCTCGGAGGTGCTGCGGAGGGTCAATAACGCCCGGCTCATGCTGCCTCCGCTGCCTTCTGGAGGTCGGCAGCAAGCGTGCTCTCGCCGCCGTGCGCGCGGATCGTCTTGACGACTTGGTCAAGCTCCTCGTTGAAGGCGTTGACGGCGCCGGCCAAGTTGGCGATGTATCCTTCGTCCCGGTGGGCGCGTTTGACGAACAGCGGCATCTTTGGCCAGTAGACGGCGATATCGATGTACTTGCGTCCAGTCACCCACAAGGCGCCCTGACATTGCGCAATGTGCTCTTTGGGAAACTCGCCCTTTGTGAGCGTCTCGACCAAAAGGTCAGCCCGTTGGGTCTTGATCTCAAGAATGCCGTCATCGCCAATCAAGGCGTCGGGGGAGCACCCCTTTCGCCCCTTACGAACGAACCCAACGCGCTGCAATTCAGTTCCGGTCTGAAATATGTATAGGTCGCGAGCTTCATCCTCCATCGCATGGCCGCGCTCCATGTCCGCACTTTTGAAAGTTTCGAGCGGCTCGCCTGTGTAGATTTCTGCAGCAAGACGATTGAGATATGCTTTGCGAGTTTTACCCTCGCCCTTGGCGAGGATGGCCGAGAACGAGGACGCGGTAGGAATTCCGCTCCTCAAGCGGTGCCACTCATCGCTATTCTGGGCGCAGTTTGAGATTATGAGTTCCATGTCTCGCCTTTCGCCGCCAACCGCGCGGTGTCTATAGCTACGTTGAATTTGTTGGCTATGGCCTGGTACGAAGCGCCCGTAGCGCGCATCTGCCGAATGTCTTCGACCTGCGAACGGTTGAGCTTAGCTTGCCCGTTTCGTTCGCCGATCGCTGCAGTCCCGTGCATTTTCGCGTCGGCGCAGTTATCTGATCGACTAGCCCAACGAAGGTTGGACAGGACGTTCTCGTCTCTCTTGCCGTTGTTGTGACAGCCCTCCATGCCGGGAGGGCACGGGCCAACGAAGGATTCCAAAACAAGCCGGTGGATTTTCTTGGCTGAACCAACGCCGCCGCGATACAAACGGATGCGCTTGTAGCCGCACGGGCTAGGCGTAAGGCGCAGAATGCGGCCGTCTGTTCCTTGACGAGGCGCACTGCGAAGCCGCCCGAGGTTCGAAATCTCGTAAAGGCCTTCGTAGCCAACAACATCACGCCAGATTTCCGCGTCCATGGCTTCAGGCCTTCTGGAATTTGTTGATGGCTGCGATGCAGGCGTCGTAATGCTCGGCCGGGATGCTCTCGATCCGATCGCGCTTGGCCCATTGCAGGAACGCTTTGACGCTTGCGCCCTTTTCCTCGAGGCCATCTCTGATGTTGTCGGCCTGCGCCTGAGTGATGGATCCGGGCGGCGGCGTGTAGGGCTCGGCTTCCTTCTGCTCGCTGCTGTGGCCGTCGTCGTCCTGCGACGCGGCGAGCCCAAGAGCCGCCTTTAGCGTGTACCGCTGCAAATAGGTCTGCGTTGAACCGATCTGCTGAATAGCGTTGCGGCCAGGGCCGTTGTCGGGGCCAGCGGTGAGGGTGTTCTCTTCCGAATGCCCGGCACGGTGCGACACAATGCAAGTAATGCTGATGCGGTCGCCGTCCTGCTGTGTACGAAAACGGTAGTTCAAACCGTGCTTAGAGAGGACCGGCTTAACCGTGCGCTCGATCTCGGCCAGGTCCTCGAAACGGTATTTCGGGCCTCGTCCACCGCTATCAACCTCACGATTTTTCCGGATCGTCGGAAGCTCGGCCTGCGCGTCAGCCATTGCGACGTCAAACGCCTTGCGCGAAGCAATCGCGTCCATTTCCTTCGCGAGTGCAACCGCCTCGCGGTACATCTCAATATTGCCGGTCGCGAGTGCGGCGCGAACAATGTCCATGGGCGCGGCGACGGTCGGCAGATGCGACACGGGGCCAAGCTCTTTCAGGTTCTCAGCGGGAAGGGCTGCGGTCATTTACGCAAACTCCGGGTTAGCCATCTCGATAGAGACGAGCGAAAGCTGTTCTTCGAGGCGTGCGGCCTCAGCTAGGTAGGCTTGGTGAGCTTCTTCGGGGGTTTCAAAAAGCCCGATGTGCCACCGTTTATTCTTGAAACCGATCTGAGCGGCGTACTTGCCGCATTTGCGCGTAACACCCTTAAAACCAAGCGTATTTCTTGCATCCAGGGTGCGACTGTTAGGAATTTCGACCTTGCGCGGTCTTTTGTTTTTCCCCTGTTCAATGCGCGTTGCCCACTTGCAATTCAAAGGCTCATAATTGCCGTCGTTGTCCTTGCGCTCGATGGTCATTCCCTCTGGACGCGGACCCATGTCTGCAAGGAAGTCGGAGAATGAAGTCATCCATCTTTCGCAAACCTTGATGCCGCGCCCGCCGTAGTTTGGGAATGCGACGTGCTTCGGATTGCTGCATCGCTGCTTCATCCCATTCCAAATCTCGTACTCGGCTGTGTCGGAGAGACCGTGCGTTCGGGTTCTATTCGGCGTGTCTGATCGCAAGCACCCGCAAGAATTTGTTGCTCCACCACGAAGGTGGCCGCCGACTATCTGGATCTCTGCGCCGCAGTCACAACGGCACAGCCACAATATTTGCTTATGCGCGTTGCGCTCCGACACTTCCGTCAGAACGGCCAAGCGACCGAATACTTTCCCGGTAAGGTCTATGCGTCGCATCGGCCCATCTCGCGCGTAACTTCTTCGAGCTGTATCTGGTAGGTCAGGTCCAAGCGAATTTCATCGATCCGCTTGATCCGCTCTGCGGCGGGGAGGGGCCAGAGAAGCTGCCAATGGGCGAGGAGAACATCTCCGAACTGCTGGCTGTTCATGTCACAGCACCCACTTTGCGATTGCGAACGCGCCCATGCCTGCAATCAGGCAGGCGCAGAAAAGATCGATGCGGTTCTCGGGAAGGATCATGCTGCATTCCTCGCGGCCTTGAGCTGCGAGCGCATGAAGAACAGCTCGGCTTCAATGGCTTCTTGGATCTCGGCGGCGAGCGTGACGCGCGCGGCTTCCGTGTTCAGCTCAGGCTCATCAGCCAGAAACGCTGCGGCGAGCTCGTAGCAATATTTGTCGAAGGTCTTGGCCATCACTCAGCCGCCTCCAGCCGGAGGTCATTCGCGCGGTTGATCAGCTCATCACGCACGTCGGAGACGTGGTGGCTGCCACCGATGTAGTAGGTGACCTCATGGGCGAAGGCGATTTCATTGCCGTCACCGATGATCTCGCGGACCTTCTCGAGGGCGCCGCGGAACGTCATCTCGGGATCGACGACCGCCTCGCGGCCCTTGCGCCCGTAATCGACGCAAATCACGAAATAGCGGATGTTGGTGGTGCGCTGCATGTCGTTTCTCCGTCGTGCCTTAGAGGCCAACCGCGAAGCGCTCGAAGGCGGCGTCGCTCATGTTGCGGATGGAAGCAGCGCGAGAGGCGTCCTGAGCGCGCTGGGTGAGGGTGACGGTCTCGCCGCAGATGTAGGCCGAGCCGGACATGAGGAGCGCCGAGGAGGCAGCCTTGATGCAGGCATCACGCTCGGAGGCGAGGATCATCCCGGCAGTCACGGCGCGGGAGGCGGCGGCTGCGATGGCCTTGGAAGCTTGGGTCTGGGTGGCTGCGAAGGTCTTCATGTCGTTTCCCCGTCGTGCTGATGGGGAAACAACCTACCAAAACGGTAGGAGATTGCAATAGGGTCTACGAAATTATTTTAGCCAAAATGGTAGGCTGCCAAAAATGGCAATAGCCAGAATGAGTTATCGATTCGAAAAATGTGGTGTTTAGGCTTGACGACGCATGGCCGCGATAATGCGCAGAGCCTGGTCTTGCACTTCTTGGGGCTGATCGCGAAGCAGCGCGTCGGCGCTCGGCTGCTCGGGATGACGGTAAAGATCAACGACCTCGATGCCAAGAACCCAGCATATGGCGGCCTTAGCGTCCTCGTCTGGCTTGCGCTT